TCATCTCTGCCAGTATGATGAGCACAGTCTGCATATCACCTATGGCGTCTGCGATGTCTATAGGGTGGTTGCGCGAGATTGCATCTTTCAATTCGTCGAACTCTTCCTGTAGCTTGCTCATCTGTCCTTCCACGGTGCCTTCGTCTAAGATACCGCGGTCCGATGCCCAGCCCAGAATTAAGTCGTTGATCATATATTTTTACTCCTAAAAAAGGGCTCCGAAGAACCCTGTGACGTTATTTGTTGAGGTATCTTACCCGTGACAGGAGACACACTCTTCTGCATCCTGCAGAGCGTTTCGTTCAATCGACACACCTACCTTGTCTGCCGTGAATCCTGCGTCTGTACGTAGGTAGTACAGGGATTTAAGCCCCGACTTCCACGCACGGATGTGGATTGCGTTCACGTAAGACTTCGGACTTCCTGCGGGGAAAAAGAGGTTGGCCGACTGCGCCTGACAGATGAAAGGTTGGCGATCTGCCACGTGCTCTACCACCCATCCCTGATCTATCTCGTAGGCAGTCTTGAACACTTCTTTCTCCTCATCTGTGAGGAAATCGAGCTTCTGTACAGAACCCTGTTCTACTACGATCTGCTTCCACACTTCGGCGGTATCCTTGCCTTTGCTGCGTAAGAGTCCCTGTAGGTATGGATTCTTAACGAGGTGAGCTCCTGCACGTGTACGGTGTGTGTACGCATTCGCTTTTGCGGGTTCGATGCTGGCGGTGCAGCCACAGATAATCGAACTGTTAGCGTTCGGGGCAATAGCCAGCACGTGTGCATTGCGGCGACCTGTGCCCTTCATGTCGGGCGCCTCGCCTCTCTCTTCACCCAGACGGAGGCTCTCTGCCACAGCCTGTGCATTGATGTCAGCAAAGACACGACGGTTGGTTAGTTTAGCGCTTATTCCTTCCCACGCGATTCCGTTGCGCTGGAGGTATCCGTGCCACCCCATTGCACCGAGTCCAATAGACCTTTCTCTTTTAGCTGAGTAAATAGCTTTTGAAAGTTCTCGCGGTGCGTTTCGGATAAAGAATTCAAGAACGTTGTCAAGAAGTCGGACGAGATCTCCGACCATTCCTGTGTCTTTCCAGTTGTCGTATTCTTCGAGGTTGACTGAGCTGAGGCAGCAAACGGCTGTTCTTTTCTCGTCAGTTGCGAGAGTGATTTCACTGCACAGGTTAGACCCCATAACCCGTAGTCCCAGTTCTTTCTGAGTTTCGGGAAGTCTTCGGTTGGACTCGTCAATAAAGTGAAGGTAAGGCGATCCAGTTCTGAAGCGAGCTTCGAGTATTCCTTGCCATAACTCTCTAGCAGGGACTGAATCTCGGATAGAACCGTCTGATGGATCTCTGAGTTGCCATTCTGCTCCATTTGCTACTGCCTCCATAAAGTCGTCGGTGACGTTCACGGCGTTAAACAGGTTGAAACACTTACGATTGATGTCTCCCCCTGTCGGTAATTTAAAGTTGATAAACTCCACGATGTCGGGGTGCGACACATCGATGTAGGCTGCGTAGGAGCCCTTACGTGTGCGGCCCTGCTTCCACGCTGTCATGCCGGAGTCGACCACCTTCATGAAAGGGATGGGGCCCGGCGACTTGTCGCTGATACCGCGTACATCAGACCAGTGCCCACCGACACCGCCACCCTTCACGGATAGCCACGCTACCTCTGTGTTGTGGCTGATGAGAGATTCGAGGTTGTCGCCCACGTAGGTGAGGAAACAGCTGATCGGGAGACCTTTTACCGGCGCCCCTGCTTTAGGTGCGTTGCTCAGTACCGGACTTGCAAACATAAACCAGCGCTTACTCGCATAGTCATAGATACGTTGAGCGAATGCTAGGTCGCCCTCGCAGTAGGCCATAGCAGCACGTGCGAATGCTTCCTGCGGGGATTTTTCTTCAGGCAACATGTAGTAGTCGCGCAACAGGGCCATAGCCTGTTCGCTGAATGCAGCATCTCTGCTGGTGTCTATCTGTATGCTACCTTGTTCTGTGGTGTACGTTTCAATCATATTGTTCTTTAAGCGCCCGGAGGAGGCGCTCCCCATACCAGTTTGATTTACCCGCATTCTTCTGCGGAGTGTCTTTTTTATGTAACCTGAGAAGATATTTTAGTTGGTTACCCCTACAGTATCCAGCAAATTCCTCGGGTGTCAACGCCGACCGTATTACTTCGATGACCTGCATACCTTCGAGATCATAGTGTTCTGGGTTGTCTACGTCATCGTACTGCATGTTTGTGTCTCCATTTATGGAATCCTATACCCCATCGAGCGATAGGGTATGTTCTCAACATCCCTGAACCCGCTTTGTGCCGCTTCCTGTTTAAGTTGATGACCATACTCGAGTTCTTCAGCCGTTTTGTCTCCGCTAGGCTTTGCCTTAGCTTCCAGTATAGTTTGCTCACAATACTCCTCCAGTAATCTATTCAGGCCGTAGCTAACCAGTGACTTCACTGTATCGCCGTCCATATCCACAATCATGTGACCTGTCTCTTCATCGTACTCGACGATTTCAAAGCTACCCATCTTCATACCTCAACCCCTTTCATCTTCAGGTAGCACAAGGGCTGTCATTGTAGGTATGTACCACAGCATAGCCCAGACTACTTTTATTGGTTTCTTTTTAAAGCACATCCAGAGTTCTTTGATAAAGTTAACCATCACTCCCCCTCTAAGTAGACGTAATACTCACGATCACTGTCCTGTTCAACAACCCTCACTCCGTAAAGATCATCAGGTGCAGAGAACAGTACTTGAGCATTGTCGTCATACATCTCCAGTGCCTCTTTTAGTTCTTTAACAGTCATCACTCTAGCCCCACTCTTGCCCTTGTTTGCTTGATCGTTGCTTGATCGTTGCTTGATGGGCACTACCGTGCCTCCAGCGCTTTCCAGCTGATACTGAACTCAGGCTCAATCACTTCCTTCAGCATCTCGGCAAACGTAACAGCTTCCTGCTGCGCGCCCTCACCACTACGTAGTTTGTATACATGGAAGAATGCGAGGAGATTACCCGTCCATATGAAGTTCACCATCATACTCTGTGGCAACACCATACGTGCCATCTCTGGCGCAATGCCATCACGTATCATGTCACGATACATGTCACAGCATTGCTCAATGTGATCTTCGTAGAAGCGTGACCAGCGTGGAGAGAAAGATGTCCGCTTCCTGATCCTTGTTTAATCCCATCCTCTGGGCGTTTGCGCCACCTGTCAGGGTGGTGGAAGTCCGGTATATTGTCCACATACCTGCGGCTAACTTCGTTCCATGTCAGCCCCGCCTGATGCTTCATTAGTTGACGAGCGAGGAATAAAGGTACACTGCAGCGCAACTGTATGAAATTATGCCGAAATGGGGTGTCGTGACGATGTCTAGCAAGGTAGTGAATAAGTCGCTCATCTTTACCTTCCATAGTACCGGTTGCTTTGTTAAAACTCACACGAGCCGCATTTACAACAGAAAGATCTCCGCCCGCCGAATCGATCAACTCTACTCTCATGCCTCTTCGTCCTCCTGCTGTGCGACATCTTCAAACGTCAGCTTGAATGCGCGACACTGTAGGTGGAGCATACGCTCCGTAGCCTTCCAGTTCAGCCTGAAGACCTCAGCCGGGGTTTTACACTCACCTACTTTAGAGTAGTAGTCATCCGCAATATGGGCGAATTCTTCTTTGAAAACTTGCGACTGGTGCTCTAGGTTAATTTTCATCAGTGTCTCTCCTGCGTAAAATCTACATGGATCACAGTCCCGACGGATTTAATGTGATCCGCATCGATGTTGTCTAAGCCCGCTTCGTACTCTTCCTTAATGCGCTCTGCGCCCGCTTCAAATACGTAGTCAAAGTCTGCCTCAAGAGATCGGATAAGTCCGTGCAGTACGAGTAGAGTCGCGCCCGCATTATCTGTAATCGCACCCTCAAGAGGCTCCTGTACAGTTGAATATGCACGCATAGTAAAGCCACTCTCACCTTCACCGACATCGTCCGAGTCCTCCTCTAGGGGTTCTAAAACTAGATAGTATCTGTTGGGCAGGAGCCCGAGTTGTTCAGCAGCTGTTTTCTTTTCAAAGTCATCGTTCATTTCTTTTTCTCCAACCACTCTTCTGGAATTGTGTTATCCGCCCATAGGATACCGTGTTTATCACACCATTTCGAGTACGTAGTTTTACTCGAGCGGTTTAAGCGGTTAGACGCCCTCAAGAAAAGCATTCGTATGTCGAGTTCAGGATTCTGTGCAATGACAAGCAACATTTTCTGGCGATCTGCAGGGGTGAAGTACCCCTTCGCTTCTATGTAGATGTCTTGTTCAGGCAGATAAAAATCGGGGGTGTAGATCTTAGGCTTAGGGATGTACGCGAGGCGGGCTTTTTCATACTCAAACTTCACTCCCCTGTCTGCAAGCCGTTTAGCTAAGTGCAGTTCAAAGTCCGAGCGATAGCTGTGTCTTCGTGCCATTTAAAACTCCATGAAACGTCCTAAAGTTGAAGTCAAACGCTCAGAGTAAGCGGGGTTGACCT